TAAAAGCAACCAAAACTCCAGGTGGTGGTAGTGCAGATACGGCACAGATAGATGTAACATACAATGGTAGTAATCAATTTGACATTGATGCAGATACAACATCAAACAAACGTATCGTACTAAAAGGTGATAGAGCAAGTATCGTAGCACCAGGTTCAAGTGGAAACACAGAAGTAACAACAAGATCAGACAGAGTTGTACTGGGTGTCGACAATGCAGTATATTGTACATTGCGTAGTGATCAAGTACAGTTAAGCAAAGACCTTGATCTAAATGGTGTCAACATCATTGATGCAAATGAAATACGTGGTCAATCAGGTGGTAACTTAGAACTTAAGACACTTGGTACAAACAACATCATACTAACAAGTACAAATGATATTGATTTGGCAGTTGGTGCAGTAACCACAGACAATGTTAACATAAGTGGTAAGACAAACATCACAGGTGATAACAGTCAACCGCACACACTAAAAGTTCTAACTGATATGAATGATAGTGCTTCAGATGATATACACAATTCACAGACATATGTGTTACAAGGTTATCTAAATGGTGGTAATGGTATCAAAGACAATGTACAGAATAGTGTTACATATCAAGTTGAATCAGATACAGAAACAAAAACTGTTGGTAGAGTAAGTGCTGAATATCAAGCAAATGGTGTTGGCAATAGAATGAAAATGATAAGTGTCAACAACGGTGGTGCCAGCAATGATGGTAACGCAGAAGGTGCTATTGGTAATCAAAGTTCAGACAGTCCAAATGGTAATGGTCAGATTGATGTTGACGCACAGAGATTCAAATCAAACGTGCCAGTACTGTTCCCAAGTTACACAACAACAGAACGTGGTACATTGCATAACATTCAGAATGGTATGGTATTGTACAACACGACTACTCACAAATTACAAGTGAGAGCAAATGGTAGTTGGGTTGACTTACACTAATGAAAAAAATTGAGTTTACATCAGAGCAGAAAGAAATGATACGTAAACTTGCAGAGATACAATGTACTCAGCAAGAAATAGCCCACGTGATGGGTGTGTCAATTGATGTAATCAAGAAAGATGAAAACCTTGATCTAATTGCTAACGGCAAGAGTGAAGGCAAAGTAAAGTTGCGTAGAGCACAATACCGTAAAGCAGTAGATGAAGGAAATCCAACATTATTAATTTGGCTTGGTAAGCAGATGTTGGGACAGAGTGATCAGGTGTTAAATACTGATGACAACAATGTTTTACCATGGGAGACAAATTAATGGCAAGTCAAACAGACAAGAACAGTAAAGATATCAAAGACATAAAAGCAGATATCAAAACTATCAAAGATAACCATTTGTACCATATCGAGAAAGATATGAATAGAATGGACAAGACAATCAACAAAATGGATACAAGACTATTCTGGGTATTAGGACTTATGGTAGTAAGCATTGTTGTTGGTTATATAGGAGACAAGATATAATGGCTATGAAAAAGAAAAAGAAACGTGGTGGCAAAAGAGGCGGAAAAAGAAAGTAACATTGATTGGACCGCATACTTTGAAAGTATAGTTGGTGTATGTCCTTGGAGTAAGATGTACTGGAAGAAGCAGAAGATAGACATACAGGACTGGAGAGGTGAACACAACATACAACCTCTTGATGATTATGTTGCGAGAATGTGGATACACCGGAATGCAAGTGGTAGAACATTGTGTAACATACATCATAGATTGAATGAAAAGAGAACACACGAAGAATGGTTGTATTCGCACAAACAATATGGTGGACATAGTACACCAGTACCAGTGTTGATACAACAAGATAGAAAGATATTAGAGAAAGCAAGAGATGCCGTACAAACCAAATAAACAAATGATGGCAGATGCCAAACGTGCTATAGAGTACAATGAGAATGCGTCACCATCACAACGTTGGGGCACACAGGTTGGTAAAGTTAGAGCACAACAAATTGCACAAGGCAAAGCATTGTCGCCTGATGTTATAGTAAGAATGTACAGTTATCTTAAACGTGCTGAATCAAATTACCTGGCACAGAAAAATAGCGGAAAACTTGGTAAAGGTTATTATGCTTTTTTAGGTTGGGGTGGTCCTTCAGCAATAGCCTGGGCAGAAGATAAGATTCGTAAGATGCAACGGGCAGGAGAATTAAAATGAACAAATTAAAAACTGCGATCAAGAACATATGGAATTTTTTAAAAGTAGAGATACCTGAATTATTGGGTAATTGGAGATTCATACCAAGACTATTGATGTTTATGTACTGTTATGCTTTTTATGCAGTAACAACATGGTTTATGAACATCACAGACCCTACAACAGCACAAGCAGGTTTTGTAAGTGTTGTAGTTGGAGCAGGTGCCGGCTTTTTTGGCATCTATTGTGGTACTGGTGGTATCAAGAAAGACAAGAAAGAAATTAAATAATGCCACTGAGTCCTGCTCAGAAAGAAATATTTGATAGAGAATCTCGCTTTGCTTGTGTATCAGCAGGGCGTAGATTTGGTAAAAGTTTTTTAGCAATATGGGAGATTGCACGTGCGGCAAGATACCCAAACAAAAAGATCTTTTATATTGCACCAACATACCGAATGGTCAAACAGATTATATTTGATACATTGGTAGAAAAGTTGGGAGAAGTGCGTTGGATCAAACAAGTAAACATAAGTGATCTAACAATAACACTTGTGAATGGCACTAAGATTTATCTGCGTAGTGCAGATAACCCAGATGCTATGAGAGGTGTTAGCATGGATTTTTTAGTGTTGGACGAATGTGCAATGCTTGAATCAAGAATGTGGACGGAGGTTTGTAGGCCGGCCCTGGCAGATAAGTTAGGTGGTGCTCTACTTATATCAACTCCTCGAGGTGGTAACTGGTTCAAAGATTTATGGACGCAGGCTCACGCCTTGGAAGACTGGAGTTCCTACCAGTTCACAACAGTTGAAGGTGGCAATGTTACACCTGATGAAGTAGAGGCCGCAAAGGGTGAAATGGATGAGAAAACATTTCAACAAGAATTTGAGGCAAACTTTGTGAACTTTAGTGGACTATGTTATTACAACTGGAGTCCAGAGTACATAAAGAGCAAAGAAGTAGACACAAGAGTCATTAGAGTTGGACTTGATTTCAATGTAACGCCACTTGTTGCTACTATATTTGATTTGAGCAAAGAAGGTTGTTTTCATTTTTATGATGAAATACTTATGGAACAATCAAACACTTATGAAATGGCAGAAGAATTGACAAGAAGATACAAGAACAAGAGAATTATAGGGTACCCTGATGCAAGTGGACAGGCTATGAAAACAAGTTCACGCAACAGTGACCATAATATACTAAGACAAGCAGGTATTGAACTTGCAGTTGATAGAACTAACCCAAGGGTTGATGACAGGATTGCTTCGGTTAATCTTGCAATGCAACAAGGTAAGTTCACAGTAGATAAGAAATGCAAGAACATCATTAGTTGTTTGAGCAAACAAGTATACAAAGAGAATACACGTGTACCGCAAAAAGGGGTTTACGATCATATTAATGATGCAGTTGGCTACGGTATATGGAAGTTGGCACCAATTGTAAGACCAAAAGTGGAACAACCTGTTTCACAACAACGTTTTGGGCTTTATTAAAGTGTATAAATACAGGATAACCCCTTAAAGGAGTAATAATATTATGATGGATTTAGAGAAATTACTGGGCACTCATCCACAATATGAAAAGCACTCAAGCGAGGCTAACTATCTATACAGAAGTTTTGTTGGTGGCGAACAATATCGTGAAGGTAGATTTCTTACACGTTATATTGGTGAAGAGAATGCGCCTGGTGACCAATATGGCAAACGTATCAAAGAAACACCTTTAGATAATCAAGTTGCAACAACAATTGATATCTATAGAAGTATGTTGTTTAGAAACTTACCACAGAGAACTTTAGGTTTATTGCATGAACACCCATTGGTACATGAATGGTTAAGTGATACAGATCAAGAAGGACAAAGTCTAAACAGTTTTATGAAGACTGTAAATGACAATGCTATGTGTATGGGTAATCAATGGATACTTATTGATAAGCCTGCATACAAAGTAGAAACACAAGCACAAGAAATTGAATTAGGTATAAGAGCATATGCGGCTATGTATAGTCCGAGTAACGTGCTCGACTGGTACTATGAACGTAACATTGCTGGCAAGAAAGAATTGAAAATGATCAAAGTTGTTGAAAGCAACAATGATCAAACTATGGTTATAACTTGTTGGTACCCTACTCATACACACAAATATACAATAACAAAAGATAATTTTGGTAACCCTGAAACTATTGTAAACTTTGAAGAATATGAAAACCCATTGGGTTATGTACCATTTGTAAATCACAGACCATTACCAAGTCCGACTATGGGTATTGGTTTTAGTTTGGTTGCAGATGTGGCTTCATGTCAGAAAGCAATTTACAATTTATATTCAGAGATGATGCAAAACATATCTATAAGTTCACACCCAACACTTGTTAAGACACCTGATACAGATGCGACAGCAGGTGCAGGTGGTATTGTAACTATGTCAAATGATATGGACCCACAATTGAAACCATACTTGTTGAGTCCTGGTAATAGTACAGTTAGTGGTATACTATCAAGCATACAAAATCTAAATGATAGTATCAAACGTATGACACATACACAGGCAGTACAAGCACAAAGTGGACAACCAATGTCAGGCGTGGCTCTAAAGGTAGAACAAAACCTCTTGAACGCCCGTCTTGCAGATATATCAGATACATTGAGAGAAACAGAAAAGAAAATGTGGAAGATATGGGCTGATTGGCAAAACATTACATTACCAGAAGAGTTTGATATTGAATATTCAGAGACTTTCGATCTTGTTGATGAGCATAGTAGATTAGAATTTTTGACTAAGGCTCGTGCAAGTGGTGTAAACAATCCATTGTTTCAAAAAGAAATTGATAGACAATTGATTCATATGGTTGTTGAAGATGATGAAGAAGCGAACTTGATGATAACAGAACAGAATGAAGGGTTCAAACCACACATCATGACAAACAAAGAAACAGGTGATACAGTGGTTGCAAACACAGAAGAAGAACATATCAACTTGGGTAACCAAGGTTATGTCCATGTGGATGAATTATAATGGACCCAAAACAACACGCTGAAAAGATTGATCAGGTGATGCAAGATATACAAGATGGTGTTTTTGATAATTTAAAAGCATTAGAAAACAGACTTGCAGAAATTGTAAGTACAAGCGGTGGCAACATACAGGCTCTAAGACCAAGTATAGTACAAGAGTTCAACAAGTATAGTGCTTCTGTAAAGGCAGAATCACAAACAGTACGTGAGATTGCACTTGATACAATTGGTGAAGGTACAGTTACAGTAGAAGATGAAACTGCGATAAGTGCCTTAAGTGATGCAATGAGTAATAGTGTAGCAAATGAAGTAACAAATGGTGCTGAAGGTGTTATAACTGCTCTTACACTTGCAACAGCGGCTGGTGTTGGAACTGATGCACTTGTAAAGACAGCAAGAGCAAGAGTAAGCGGTGTGTTTATGGAAACAGATGACGCATTGGCAAAGAAGGCACAAAGAAAATTAACAGGTTTATTACGTGATGGTAAAGCGACAGCGGCAGAAGTAGCAGAAGCAACACGTGTAATAAAAGATCGACTCAATGATGTCAATGTAACAAGTAGTGTACGTGACTTGGCAAGTAAGAAAGTAAATGACACAGTCATGCAGTTTGACGGTGCATTTACAAAAGGAAGAGCCAAGAGACAGAACATAAAACGTTACAGATATGAAGGCGGAATTGTTAGATCAAGTAGAGATTGGTGTCAAGAACACCAAGGCCAGACATATACAGAAGATGAAATATATGATATCTGGAATTCAAGTTGGCCAGGCAAGGAGCCAGGAGACCCATTTGTGGTTAGAGGCGGTTATAACTGTCGTCATTTCTGGGTGCCAATTGAAGATGAATAAATACAAATACAAAGGATACTGATATGACAGAACAAATCATAGATAAAACTGAAACTACTGAGACTGGTGCAGAAGTTCAGGTACAAAGCCAGGAAACAGAAAGCAAAATGTTTAGCCAACAACAGTTGGATGACATTGTTGCAAAACGTGTGGCACAGACAAAAGCCAAATACTCTTATGATCCAGCAGAGGTTGAAAATTTAAGAACCTTTAAAGAATCAATAGAAGAGGAGCAACTGATCAAACGTCAAGACTTTGATAAGGTGTTAAGCAAACAAAAAGAGAAATCAACAAGTGAGATCAATAAACTTAGAAATGAGTTGACAGCGATCAAAGTTGATGGTGCTCTTATAAGTGCGGCATCTAAAGCAAATGCAGTGGCACCAGATCATGTTGCATCATTGTTGAAGAACTTTGTTAAGTTAGATGAAACAGGTAAAGCAGTAGTAGTAGACGCTGATGGTAAAGAGCGATTTACAGATGATGCAGAACCTTTTACCATAAACCAACTTACAGAAGAGTTCTTAGCAAGTAATCAATACTTCAGGTCAGCAGGACCTGTCGGCACAGGTGCAGAGTCAAACGTTACACAACAAAAGTCAACAGAAGTTGACTTGTCCAACTTGGACATGACAAACCCTGAGCATAGAAATCTTTACAAGAAGATGAAAGCACAAGGGAAAATATAATAAGAGGTAAACAAAATGGCGGCTTTAAAAGACAATAACACAATGTCATTACTAAACACAGATGCGTTTAGTATTGAAGCAAAAGCGGCGACTGTTTATGCGGCTCAAGAGAATTCACTGTTTCTACCTGGTGGTATCGTACCAATCGTTAACACACCAAGTGGTTTAGTAAGAGTTCCTGAGTTAGCGGCGGCGTCAGCAGATATCTTAGACGGTGCAGGCGGATCTGCGGCAACTGATGATATCACTGCTCAAGCAGTAGCAGACACTAAAAACACAATCACAGCAAAACTATTTGCGGCACGTGCAGTTGTACGTGACTTAGGTGGAATTGACCCAGCAGAGGTTGGTACATCATTAGGTAAAGCAGTAGCGGCTGAGTTTGATAAAAGAGCAATCAACATTATTGCTAACAATACAACTGAGCAAGAAGCGACAGATGCTACATTAAGTACAGGTAACATTTTCAGAGCAATCGGAGCAATCCGTGCGGCTGGTGAAACTGGTCAACTTTACTGTTTAGTAGCGGCAAGTTCATATTCAGACATCATGAATTCAATCGGAAATGCAAATTTTGCAGGTTCAGACCTTCAAAACGAAGCAATGAGATCTGGATTTATGGCGAATTTTGCAAATTGTCAAATGTACGTAACTCAACACTTAACAGATACTAACGCAGGATTAAGTTCACACAACATCCAAGCAGTAGTATTTGGTTCAGATGCGTTCAGAATCGCTATGCAGAAAAACGTAGACATCGAAGTTGCAAGAAGAGCGGCGGCAGTAGGTGTAGATGTTGTTGCATCATTACACGCAGAAATGGGTGCTATTGATTCAAACAGATCTGTATTGATTGTTAACGAATCATAATAATCGTTATATGTAAGGGCGGACTAACCGCCCTTACTAAACAGGAGATAGACAATGGCATTTGGCACAAACTTAGACATACGTGAATATGCACCAGAAGCATTTGAACAAGGTGTAGATGACTGGACAGATGAATTAGCAAAGGCTGAAACAGATGTTAGTAATCTTGTACAAATAAGATGGTATAATAATCACCACAACACAACAGATTTTAGTAAAACAAAACTTGTTGAAAGTCAATGGACAAGAGCAACAGTTTATAGAGCATTAAGCCATCATATCTTACCAAAGTTATCAACATTTAGACCAGAAAGTGACCCATTCAGAGAACAAATAACTTTTTACAAAGAGAGATTTGAAGAAGAAATGGACATACAATTTGGTTTAGGTATCAAGTATGATGATGATGGAGATGGTTCTATATCTGCTGGTGAAGTCAATGAATACAAACAGGATAGGCTATACAGATGAGTACAAGAGAAGATATTGTATCACACTTGGTAAAGTTATTGAAGGCTATGAACTCTCCAAAACTTGGAAAAGTTGTAAGAGATCCAATAGTAGTTGATGAATTACCTAAGACAGCCTTTCCTGCTGTATATGTTGAAACCACAAATGAAGATATAGAAGATGTGACAATGCAAAAACTTAGACGTGGCGTAATAGATGTTGAAGTTGTTGTAATTGTTGGTGGTAAGTCAAGAGATACACAGCGAAATGTTGTTGTTGAGGGAATTGAAAAAGCACTAATGGCTGACAGAACTGTTGGCGATAATGCAAAAGATATTAGCCTTGCAAGAGTCGAGGCAGTTGCAGTAGGAGAGAGTGCTCCTTATGCATCTTTAAGAATGGTGTTTAATGTAGAACATCATTACACTATAACATAGAGAGGTAATAATCATGGCAACATCATATCATGGTAAAGGCGGCGCTCTAACTTTAGGCGGCGTTGCAGTTGCACAAATTACAGATTGGTCAGTTTCACAGTCGGTGGACGTAGCAGACACTACGACCATGGGAGACGGTGATAGAACATTCTTAGCAGGTATCAAAAGTTTTGAAGGTTCTGCTGATGTACTTTGGGCGGCAGAAGACCACGCACCAGATCAAGGTTTGGTAGCGGGTGAGATCTTAGTAGGTACAACTTACGCGGCGATCTTCTACCCAGGTGGCACAGGCGGCAATGTTTCATACTCAGGTGACGTAATTGTTACAGGTGTTGAAGTCACTGCGACTGTTGATGATGTAGTTACAGCAAGTATCAGTTTTCAAGGAACTGGCGCTTTAACTATCGACGACACATCAGGCAGTTAATAATGAGTAAGGCACGTAATACAATGAGCGGGTTAAGTAAACAAGCATCACTTGATTTACGTGCCTTCACTGAAGAATTTGTAAGGAACTTAAAGACCACAACACCGATAAGAACTGGTTTTGCTCGTAACAGTTGGAAGACAACATACACAGGCAAGGGTATCTTTAATGGAAGTGGCGGACTAATCCCCATTGCCAAAAACGAAGCACCATACATTGGTGTGTTGGATGGCAAGAGTCCAAGAGGGTTTTGGAGCAGTCAAGCACCAAGAGGTATAGTTGAACCTGCTCTTAAGAAAACACGTAAAAAATAATGACAAGGAAAAAACAAACAATGACAGTTTTATCACAAGCAAAAGAACATTTTAGAGCACAGTTGGCAAATGGTATGAAAGAGATTAGTGTACCAGAATGGAACACAACAATATACTATAAGCCACAAACAACTTTCGCACAACAAAGCAAAGTAATCAAATTGCATTCAGAAGGTAAACTTGCTGAAGCATTGGTAGAAACATTGATGTATAGAGCATTAGACAAAGATGGTAAGAATATGTTTAATTTTGGTGACAAAGATACACTTATGAGAGAAGTAGATCCAAACATCATCATTAAAATTTGTACAGCAATGAATGACACGGGCGAAGGAGACCAGGCTCTGGGAAACTAAAGCAAGACTCAGATGTACTCATGCTATATAGATTAGCAGAACAACTGGGTCAAACTGTTGAATGGGTTATGCATAATGTCTCGGTATTGGAACTGAGAGGTTGGGCTAAATATTTTAAAATAAAAGCCGATGCGGCTAAAAGGAAAAGATAATGGCTGATTATACTATTAATATTAATGCTAAAGATAACACAAGTAAACAGTTTAACAAAATAAACGGTGGCTTGGCAGGCATGACTGCTGGTGCTGGCAAATTTAAGGCCGCACTTGGTGCCGCTGGTGCCGCACTTGCCGCATTTGGTGTTGCGTCAAAAATAAAAGGCACAATAGATGAATTTGATGCGTTGGCAAAAAGTGCAAGAACAGCAGGTGCCGCAGTAAGTGAAGACGCATTCAGAGGCTTTCAAGTATTACAAAAAGCAATGGGTGAAGCGGGTATTGATGCCGCAACATTCGAAAGAGCAATGCTTCAAACAACCAGCAGAATTCAAGCAGGTGTTGAAGGTCAAAAATCATACAAAGCAATCACAGACAAATTAGGTGACAGCATCAGAGATCAAAATGGTGCATTGAAAACAGGTGATGAGTTATTGACAACAATGATTAATGCTCTTAACCAAGGTAAGATTACAACAGAAGATTTTGCAAAAGTAGTTGGTGGTAGAGCAGGACCATTGATTCAACAACAATTTGCAAGTCTAAACACAACAGCAGAAGGCTTAGAAGCAACACTTGCAGATGTTGAAAAACATTCAAACATCATACCATTAGAAGCGGCAGAGAATGCAGAAGTTTTCAATGATACAGTAGGTAGACTTGGTGATGCATTAGGCAAGATGATGACAGAAGCGATAACGCCTCTGTTACCAATGTTGGTTGATTTTTCACAGAATTTATTAGCAAGTATGCCAGCAATAGTAGACAAAGTTAGTGCGGCGTTTAGTGCTTTACAACCTGTATTTGGTTTGATTGGTACAGTACTAACAGAAATAGTATTTCCAATCATGCAAAAAGTATTTGAAGTTTTAGGTTTTATTGCAGAGGCTATTGCTCCGTTAGTAGATGCGGCTATACCGGCTTTAAAAAGCGCCTTTGAAGGTTTAAAGGCTATTGTAGAAAGCATTGTAGGATTCTTTCAAAAGGTAGTTGATGGGTTAACATCAATTGGTGACAAAGCAAAAGAATTGAAAGATGGTGTTGTTGGTACATTTGACAACATGAAAGATAGTGTCACAGGTGCAGTAAGTGACATGACAGAAAAAACCAAAGGCTTCTTTTCAGATATGTATGAAAAGGTTGTTGGTGGCTCTATTGTACCAGATATGGTCAATGAAGTTATAGCAGAATTTCAACGTATGAATCAAGGCGTTGTTACAACAACAGTACAGACAACAACCACAGTTACAGAAGAGTTTCAAAAGGTTGGTGATGCTATACAAAATGATTTCTTGAGTGCGATGCAAGGTGCATTTGAAGATGGTAAACTATCACTGTCAGACTTTGAAGGTTTCTTCAAACAAACACTAACACGTATATTGACAGAAGCACTAACAAGTGGTTCAAGTATAAACAATGCGTTAGGTAGTATGTTCAGCGGTGGCTTTGGCGGTGGCGGAGGCATTGGTAGTTTCTTTAGTAGTGCGTTTAGTAGCATTGGTAATTTCTTTGGTGGCTTTTTTGCAGACGGTGGTAGACTTGGTGCAAATAAATTCGGGATCGCAGGCGAGAATGGTGCGGAAATTATTACAGGACCAGCAAACATAACACCAATGGATCAGATGCCAACAAAACCAAGTGTTGTAATAAACTTAAATACAATAGATTCAAGAAGTGGCACAGAGTTCTTATTAGAGAACAAAGCAAATATAGAAAATATTATACAACGTGCATTTAACAGACGTGGAAAAGAGGGTATGGCTTAATGAAATCAATATTTACATATCCAAATAATTCAGGTGATCATTTTATAGATCCAAATTATGTTGGAAGTGATACAGAAGGTTTACAGAAACGTGTCAAGGACATGAAAGATGGAAACTATAAAGCATTGACAAATGGCAGTAGCATTGGTACAGTTGATCAACTTATGGAAGGTCTAAGTAAGTACAATAACAACCCTGCTTTAGAAGAAGATTCAGGTAACAACACAATATACAAATTATGGGAACAACCAATACTTGAAGGTACTGTAGAATTACAATCAACTGATTTCATTGTGCAAGGTGCAAGTGCAGGTACAAAAACAGAATATACAATAAGTTGTGATACTGCTGGCGGTGGTAATCATGGATTGTACGAAGGTACAAAAGTAAGACTTACACTTGACGGTACATCAGGTAGCACAAACAACAGAGCAGGAATTGCTACAAATTTAGATGATACAGAATTTTATGTTAAGAAGATTGATGCTAATACAATTCAACTTGCAACAGACAGTGGTTTGAGTAATCTACTAAAATGGTATGGAAGAGAATCAGCAACTATATCAAGTGTTAGTCAAGCATTCCCGGCAGTATTTACAGACAGTGGCGGACATGATTTAACAGTAGGAACAGAAGTTACAATATCGGGTGCAAACGGTGATATAGGTACAGCATACAACGGACAAACATTTTTTGTGAATAGTGTAGCAGGCAATGACTTTACACTTTCATTTGATAGTGCAAGAAACAATGATCTTGGTTATCAACAATTACAATCACCAAATGGTGAAAAATTTGATTTCAATACAAGTGATAACAACATTATAGTTGGTATTGATGATGCTACAAGATACAATGATACAGCACAATTTAGACCACAAAACGTTCCTGGTACTGGTGACGGAAAATTAGAAGACTTAGATAATTTAGAAACTCTTGGTTTAGGTGTTACAAGCACAACAGGAAGTGCATCATCTGCATCAACTAATATCAATCATATAAGTGTAAACAAAAACGGAACAAAGGTTGCAGAAGTATTTGAAGGTACAGCAGTTGTATACAGTCATTCTGGTGGAACTCTTTCAAGTTCGCAAACACTATCGTTTGGTGGTTACACAGGTGTTGATTCATCAAGTGCATTTGATGATAATGGTGATACTTTTATAGCAGGTACACCTGGTAGAGGTTCAGGTGATACTTCTTTTGATGGTGCTCAAATAGTTATACATCAGTTAAGCAGTGGTACATACAGCGTCCTTCAAACAATTACATACAATAATAATACAAACACTTTAGATGCACATCGTTTTGAATCATTTGGTACATTTACAGATATGAGTGATGATGGATTAAAACTTGTAACCAGTGATAGATATGCAGTAAATGCCGCTGGTAGAACATTTTTATACACAAGAGCAGACAAAACAAGTAACTTTACATTGCATACAACATTTACTGATAGTACTTGTGTTGGTGGTAGAGTTGTAATAAGTGGTGATGGTGATACTATTGTTATGCAAGGTTTAAGTCATGATAATTCATCAACAGGTAAAACTACAAAAGTTTTTAGAGACATTGGTGGAACATACACAAGTGTAGATACTCTTGCAAATTCAGGAGATACAAGTACTGCTTTTGATGATATAGAGATTAACACAGCAGGAGACAAAATACTTGTGCGTCAAGGAGCAAGTGGTGTACACTATTTCAAAAAAACAAGTAGTTCAAATACTTCTGGTTATACACTTACAAATACTTTTGCTGATATGACAGATTTACAAGCAACAACATCAAATATGAGACAGTTACAAATAAGCAGTGATAGTGCAGTATTCACTTTAGGAGATGCTGTTTTTGATATTATAAGTGATGTAATAAAATTTAGACATAGAACAAATGATGACATAACAGGGTCTACAATAAGTCATAGATTTCAACAAATTGTATTTGGTGGTACTGGTTCAGATCAAGAAATGTTTATGTTTACTAATCCAGGTAGTGGTAACAACAGTGGTTTTCAAAAGATTTATCATCTTGATCCAAACAATGAAAGATACATGATGATTGCTTGGTTGGCTCAATACAACACAAATGGAACAAGAACCAGTGACACACGATATATTTTTATGAAATATGTAAGTTCAAGTGGCGGTCGTGACTTTTATAAATTGTACACAGATGGTGGGTTACAAAATGAATTAACATTTACTGCTGACAGTCATTTAGCAGGTAAGTTTAGTAGTACAAAAGATCTTACATTTAACTTTCCTGTATTTGTTGGATTACCAGGTATTGCTACAACAACAGGTACTGTATTAGAAACTTTACCATCACAAGGTTCAAATGTTATACCAGTGTTAAACATTGCAAGTTATACTGGTGGCGGTGATCAAGGTACTTCTCGAATAACAGCAAGTGATAATGAATCACTTAGATATAGATTAGCAAGTATACAGTTAACACATGGTGGACAAGGAGTTACGTTCTTGCAACAAACAGGTGCATCAACATTTGTAAACAATGCAGAAATAAAACAAGAATTTTTTAGAGCAGGTAGTCAATCAATTGACGCATCAAACTTTGGTCCTTGGCCAAGTGGACTAACTGTTGGTACAAACTCAGACGGGCGTATAACAAGTTTCACAGGTTTCAATAGTGAATTACCAGGTAAGTTCTTTTACAGTGATGATATAATGTTTACACCACAAACAGTGGCAGATACTTATACTGCACCGGCGGCAAGTTTAGCATCACAAGAAGATGTGTTTCCTATGGACACTCAATGGGATGGTGTAGATTTCAATGCAGACAGAGAGTGGCCAGAAAACGTGTTACCACAGAATGCAACAATATCATACAACCAACCTAATCAAACAACTATAAGTCAAAGTGGTACAAAATATGTTAGAAACTTTGGTGTTAACAGATGGCAAGTAGAACTTGTATACCCACCAATGACAGCAGATCAATTTGGAGTTTTTCATAGTAGGGTACAAAAAGCAAAAGGTCAATTTGCACCTTTCTTCTTAAACATTAGAAAGGGTGGTACACCTTGGTTGTTTAAATTTAATGATCTAACTTATGATCAAGTACGTGTCAAAGAAGCGTTGACAACAGGTGGTACACAAGTGTTGTTAGAAGGCTTTACAACAGATAATGTACTAAAAGAAGGTAGTTTGGCTATTGCAGGTAGTACATCAAATGGCAACATACACACGATAACAAATCAACCAACTGCGAACAAGTATGGTGAAGTAAAAGTTAGATTTGCATACCCTACACAATCAACATTGAGCGTGGGTGATTTAGTTTACATGAAACCAAGTCATCTTGTAGTAACACTATCAGAAGATGGTTTTGAATATAATGTTGACACGGCTGGTAGATATTTGATGTCAGTCAAGTTCGACTTAGACGAGTTTAAGTAATATGGCAAACAGAGGACTTACAGGTACTTTACTAACAGAAGTACAAAAGAAAGCGGTAACATATGTTGACCTGGTTTTTATTGATGTTAATAGTGGTTATTATATCACAACTCATCAAAATCCAATAGTATACGATTCAAATACATATCAACCTTTTGGTCAATTGTTAAGTTTTGATACAATTGAAGAAAACATAAACTTTGAAATACCAAACATCAAAGTTACAGTTAGTGGTATACCTGCATACGATAACAGTGATAATAATTTTGCAACAACAGTCATTGGTGCTGATTACACAGACAAAGATGTAAAGATATATAGAAAATATTTCAATGCTGATGGTAGTGAAATAAGTCAAGACGAAGGTGTTGTACAAATATTTGAAGGTATCATACAAGATGCTACTATACTTGCAAACAAAGAAACTTGTGTTGTTGAACTAACAACAGCAAGTCATTGGGTAGACTTTGATAGACAAAATGGTAGATTCACAAATGAAAACAGTCAAAAGGCCGCGTTCAGTGGCGATGAAGGTATGCAATTTGCAAGAGATGTACAAAAGGAAATAGAATGGAAGGCTTAAAACGTTACATAGCAAAACATAGATTGCTAAAATATGAATTAGGCAAAAACGATTGTAATTTGTTTATATCAAGATGGCATGACAAAAGATACAAAACAAATACAACAAAAGATATTGAAGGTAAGTATTGGGACAAGGAGTCAGCCCAAAAATATTTAGAAGAAACAGATAACACTATAGATTGGTTAGAACGTATGGGTTACAGAGAGTCAAGATTTATTGCAGATGGTGATGTCTTAACAAGTGGACACGAAGATGTAGTTGAAGAAGGATTCATAACACCTTTCTTATTTCTAAATGGGTTAGCATACACAACAGGCAAGAATGGTTTGATTGGCATAAAGCCAAGTAGAATAACAAAACCAACAGTTTGGAGGGCACCATAATGGCACTAAAAGGGGCAGTAATAGGCGCATTTCTTAAAAAGATGGTGATTAATTTTATTGTTAGTGCAATAGTTAATCAAGTATTTGGTGGCAACAAACGTAAGCAGGCTATGAATGCTGGCAGACCAAGAAGTTTAATGGTCAACAAAAATTCAAGCAATGAACCAATACCAGTAGTTTATGGTCGTAGAAGAATAGGTGGTACAAGAGTTTTTGTTGGTACAAGTGACGGCAGTGGTGGTTCAGGTACAAACACACTCAACATGGCATTGGTATTGTGTGAAGGACAAATGGGTAACCTAAAGAAACTTTATTTCAATGATGAAGTTATTTTTGATGGTACACTAACACACGGTAACAGTATTGATGGTTCAAATGATGTAAATGGCAACAAGTATGAAAGTACATATACAATACAGTATTTTGATGGACGAGATGATCAAACTGTGAGTAGTGTATTGCAAGGCAGTATTGGTAGCAGTACTTGGACAAACGATCATAGATTAAGAGGTACAGCATACTTGGCTATAAAATTAAGTTTTGATGCAGACAAATACAACGGTGGTGTACCGTTAATTACAGCAGAATTAAATGGTAAGAAAGTTACATCAACAGCAGATTATACAAGTGTAACCAGTGGTGCAGATCAAAACCCTGTAGATGTATTGTATGATTATCTTGTGAACACACGTTTTGGCAAGGGACTTGATGGTACTGCATCAGGTAAGATAGATAGAAGTGCATTTACAAGTGTAAGAAGTGATATTGGTAGCACATACAAAATTAATGGTGGATTAGATACAGACATAGCATTGTATGAAAACATACAAGAAATACTTGACGCAAGTAACTTGATGTTGATATACACAAACGGAAAGTACACACTAAAAGCACGTAAACAAAATGAAACAGCAGTTTATACATTCACACAAGATGATATCTTAGATAGTATGCAAGTACAAATGCCTGATAAGAAAACAAAGAAAAACAAAATAACAGTAACATTCCCTGATGAATCAAGTGATTACAATTACAATGAAAACATCAAAATTATTGAAAGCAGTAGTTTTTTAACAGCAGATAACAATAGTGTACTTGAAGGTAGAATAGAATTTAACTTGGTAACAAATGCAACGTTGGCAACAAATTTAGCAACATACAAAATGAATGCAAGTAGAAAAACAATGGTTGTACAATTTGAAGCACCACACGTAAAATTACCAGTAGAATGTGGTGATGTTGTTGCTATAACCAATGTAGACTTTGGCTTCAGTGCCAAACTGTTTAGGGTTTTGCAGATGGAAATAACACCAGACAACACACTAAATATAGTTGCACAAGAGTACGACAGTAGTATAGAGTTAACATAATGAGTAAATTAATATTTGGAGCAGGAACAAGTTTACAAGCCTTACCGCAAGGTGCAGATATACAACCATCAATAAGACTTGACAAGTTGGCAGATGTAGATCTAACACCAGATACACTCGGCGCAAGTCAAGATGGTCATATATTGCAATTCAGCAATAGTGCAGGTAAATTTGTAAATGTTGCACCAACAACAGTTCAAATTACGGAGGTTGACGGTGGAACTTACTAAAGAGCAAAAGTGGATGTTAAGCCGGGCTCTTGCAGGATTATATAGATACAACCCAAAGTTTAGAGATATACAAGTATACAGAAGCATAAGTTTATTTAGAAAAGCACCAAAAACATTACCAGACGCAAAGATTTGTTTTGCCATATATGAAAATGATTATATAATTGTTTGTGCAAGTACCAAGAAGTGGGACGAATTCAAAAACGCAGAAATAGTTTGGTACAATGATAAAACTTTTACAAAGAGTGTTGGTAGTCTTAGAAGAGCATCATTGAGAGACGCATACCGATACGCAGAACAATGGCTTGCCAATAAAAATAAAGAAAAAACCAAGAAAAAGGTTGCAATTTAGGTCTTTTCTGCTATACTAAGAAGATAAATAATATTAGCAAATAAGACACAATTCTTTTATATCCATAATATACGCAATTTGTTATAATTATATCTTATTTGTTAGTGAGGCTGAGATAAATTGGTCGTAAAGTGTTTGCCCTGTCAATGGGCGGTTCTAATTAGTTTTCATGGCACTTTACATATACGACAGCGACAAATGCACAAGAAATTGTGCCATTTTTAGATGATAGGCCAATACTTTGTTGATGCTAAAAGCGACAAAGTTTCTCCTAAGAGTGCAGTTTTGCCCAAGTTCAGTCTTACGCATTATTTGTTAACGAGTGTTAACAGGGTTGCGAGTGCAACCCACAACACACTTTGTATACCAGATGTATACAAATCTTAGAAAGGAAAGTAAAATGACAAAACAAATCACATATACAACACACAAAGGCGGTAACACAATGTATACCGGTGGCATACACAAGAAAGACAAAGATCTTGTGCTTGATACACTATCAAATGGTTTATTTGATGTGTTACAAAGATCTAACTATGATCAAAATATCAAACAAGCAATATATTTTCAAGATCAAAAATTCCGTAAACAAACAGCCGTAAGCAACAAGACAGACAACTGTCTTGCAAGTTTTGTTGCAGGTGTACTTGAACAATTTAAACTAAATCCAAACAAAGATTTTAGTGTAAAACAATTAGAAGGTATAAGTGCGGCAACACGTTGTTTTCACAGAATTGATCCAAGCAAACACGAAGACATTGAGTTTGAAGATACAAAAAATATAACACCATTACCAGGAGGTTTAGATAAATTTTTTAGCAGAGGTGATCAATAATGGCTATGCACTATACTGAAAGATCAAACTTCAATGCATTTTTTGAAAGATGTATGCATCAAAGCAATATTGATCAAAGAGAAAAAAAGAAACGCAAAGAACTATTAGAATGGTTCAAAAAAAATCCAACAGCGAGTATGTTGAAAAGGAGAAACAAATGAGTTACATGAAATCAAGAGAAAGAAAATTTGAGATGTGGTGGAAGAAGAATCATCACAAGAAACAGGGTCAAGTATGGCTATGCAAGAGTGCAAAAAGAATTGCATTTGCATACAATCTACACCCAAGTGCATTTGATGACGTAAGATTCATATGCAAAAGGTTTTTCAGCAGTGAACATATGAGACTTAGAAAAGCAGATGCTTGGAAGTTATACAAATTGTGTAATCCATTGCACACAGAAAGATTAAAAAGATTACAAACAACCGCAGAACATCTTGATGCACTAAAAAGAGAAAGCGGAGATGGTTTACAACATCCATTGTGGATTGGCAAACCAAAACAAAAAAAATCATTGAGTGAATTTTTAAGTGGCAAACCAGACAATAAAGATGTACCATCTGCACATGATATATTAGACGCAATAAGAAAACGTAGAGTAGTAAATGGTAAGTTTAGATATGAAGATTATATTAATGATTATGGTAGAGGCAATAACACAAGATTAGCAAATGATTTATTGCAAAGAATTGATATAGTTGATCTTGTAACAGAAGCAATATTTTTTGGAGTAGATAATAGTAACTTGTATGGAGATAAAGAACGTACCAAAGAAGTAATGACTTGTAATTCATTCAGTATGTTTTTTAGATTGTTACAAGAATTAGATTTATCAGACCCACCCGAGGTAGATCAAAGTAGTTTAGATCATATCGAACATCTAAAAAGAACTGGAAAAGCAATCAAAGTCAATGATGATGGCAGTGAAGAACCTTACCAGGGAGATGACAAAGATGTTGTGTAAATATTATGTTTTCAAAGACAATATACGTCATACAGAGT